TCTCCATCATCATCAGGAGGAGTCACAGGATCTTCAGGAACATCAATATCAATTGGATTTTCTGCTGGTGGTTTGTATGGAGGATATACTTCTTTAATTGGTTGTGGTGAAATCTCACACTCTGCAACATTAGATGTAAAAAATGATTTGATTCCGCTACTATCAATTGGACTGTTTTTCTTGATACTTACATAAAATTTTTCTGTTGATCTATCAGATAATGGATCTCCAAACGTCCGAATCTCAACAGTTTTTGAAGTTTCTTCTGGTTGAAAACCAACAATTGTATTTGCTGGTAAGTAATCCTCCTCAGGAGTTGCTGTACCTTGTGTATCTAAAGTTTTGAATGTAACAGAAGAAGCAGATCCTAGGTATCCAGAACGATTAATTGTGAATATAGCAATATCACCCCTAGTTACTTTAATATCTTGAATATTATATGTAATTTTTGGTCTCTTTGTAGATACATCATCAGGACCTTTTGGTGTATATGGTAAAGGAACACCTCCAGTAAATCCAATAGTAGTAAGTGTTAATGGATTTCCAGTATATGCTTCTTCACAAACATACTGTGTATAATCACCAGGAGTATCTCCAAATAGATTATCAATACTACTCAAAAGATTATCCAAGAAATCTTCATCATCTTTTTTCTTTTCTTCTTCTCCATTAGTACATGCTTTCTTGTACTTATTACATGTTTGATCTGGACCAGAACAAGAAATGCCAAGAAGTTTTAGAACAAAATTGATAGCTTGACCAATCATATTAAGTGGTTCAGCAATAGCACCAAGAATATCTTGTAAAGGTCCTAATATTTTACCAAGGATTTCAGTAATCAACTGATTGATCTTAGAGATGATTCCATTTACAAACTCATCTATATGACAAATAGCAGCGCGATATGCTTTGTTGACATAACTCATCAATACATTTGTTAACCATGCCATCAAACGTTCACCCAAGTCTGCCATTTGACAACCAAGGTCTTTCAAAGCATTGTTGAAGAATTCTGTTACAGGAGTTAAAGCATTACCAGTTTCATCTGGTTTCAGTAATGCCTTCACTAAGTTGTCTACAGCCTCCTGTAATTGTTGTTTAATATAACCTTTAATTCTTGCCAAGAACTCAGTAACAACACGCTGTGCTTTGTTAATAGATGTTCTAGCCTTAGCAATTGAACTGTTTACACCACCACTAACTTTGTTAACATAAAAATCTCCAATGTTGCCACCATTATTCTGTATATCAGCTAACATCTGACCAACAATATTGGTCATCTGTGTTTTTAAATCTTGGTCTTTGCATTTTTCAGCAACACTTTGACACCACTCTTCTCTTTTTAATCTTTCTTTTGTTGCTGGTGGTACAGGAACGTCTTCTCTCTTTTCACCATCTTCATCCTCAACTTCTCTTCCTGTAGATAGACCAGAACCTGTTCTAGCACCCTTTTCAGAAACACCTGATGTTTCAGTAGTACCTGGTTCAGTAACTTCTTCTACCCCATCTTTATATGGGTCAACTTGTATTTTATATACCTCTCCTGTAACAAATGCTTTTCTTTCTGGTCCTGGCGTATTAATAATCTTTGTAGCTGCAGGTGTTTGACCAATAGAACCTAAGATAATAGGTTTCTGTTTGTCTGCGTCTACATAAAATCCAGTTACCCAGCAACCTTCAATTAACTGAGAAGCTGCACCACCAACATTACCTGGCATGAATGGTGTTGTAACTGGCATCATCACGGTTGCCCATGGCAAAGCAGCAGTAGGAAGAATATCCTTATTACCAGGATGATCTCCTACAATTCTTACCTTATAACGATATCCACCTTTATTGTTTTTATCGTCATCTACAGTTCCTTCTACTTGTCCAATCCACCAAGCGTATCCATCGGATCCAATTTGATTTACTGGTACTAACCGTGATAATGAGTCATCCATATTCAATCATCATATACTAAACATTCTGGTTCAGAAGGGTTTTGATCACAATAAAGTTCAAGATATGAAGGATCGTGATGATCACCTGCTTCAATATCTTTCTTATTATGTTCTGCATACTCTTCTAATTCATGCAGTTCACCTTCAATGTGACGACGTTGTTGCGGTGAAATAGTAGGATTCTCAAGAATCTCTTTGTCCTTTTCGATATGCTGTTCGATACTGTCCATAAGTAGGTAGTTTCCTTTAGTTATTTATTTACTATGTGAGGACACTTTATCCTTTTGTCCATAAGAGTCTCTCATCAAGCGCAATGTGGTGTAAAATGTACCATTTGATCCAGATAAAGGATCAAAAGAATGCGTTACTTCTTGAATCAAGTATTGTCCGCTACTCTCCAAATCGAAAGGTTCGTCCTTTCCTAATGAAGTTGGTAGCTTACTGACTAGTCTAACATTAATTCTGTCTCCTGCACATATTTCAGCATTTCCAGGTATTACGATACTACACTTCTGATTTGTAAGTAACCTATACCTTGCTATAGATTGTGCCATATAATATTTTTGCCAATCAGCAAATTTTGTTGGGGATTTAGATTTATCTTTTGGTTCTGGTGAAGCAGGTTCGAGTTCATTAGACCAAGATTCATGATCTAAGTATACTGACATAATTCTACTAGGGTAATCAGATAATTCTACATTTTGTACAGGAATTAAAGAAAGAGAATCTTGTCCTCCAAGATGTGACATGTTATCATAACTATCTTTAATTTTATAGACATACTCTTCGTATTGCCCTGTTGAATGATTGAAGAATACTATTAAAGAAGAATATTTTCCCACTCTTAAAGATGCAAGAGTATCAACCTCAGAATCAAAGATAGATTTTTTAATTGTAAATCTTTCATCCGCACCATCTCCAATATTTCCCAATCTTTCAGTATAAGGTTTATTTGGTGCATCACCCCATGCTTTTACCTGTAATCTATCAGATTTTAGAGGACTTTTATCATCAGCACATAAAGAATCAACTGCAAAGAAATTATATCCTCTACGTGTTTCCCAAAAGAAAAATCCACCACTGCCTTTAATTTGTTGTTCTGATTTATTATTGTTTGATGTATTATTAGTTTCAAATTTAGCTTTAGGAGAAATACTCTTAATTGCTAGTTGTGTAATAAGATCAAATGGTCTTTTATTATTAGGAATTATTTTATTTTCAAATAAAGAAGGTTCTGAGAAAAACTCTTTTTGACTACCAATATATTCTGGTTGTTTTATCATCTTTTTAATAATCCCCTCAGGATTACCTTCCATTACAACATTAACTCTTGTAATTTCATTCGCCAATGCTTCAGGAGATATTAAACCAATTTTATATACTTGTTTCTGTTGTTGAGCAAAACGATCAGAGACTCTCCAAAGAACCATATCATATCGAATTGGAACCTCACTAATATTTGTCAACATTTCAATAATTACCCTTTCTCCACCTTTAATAGGAAGAGATCCAAGTAAACCAGCACTATCAACTAGAGTAGCACCAGCTACTATAAAGGGACTTAAAATAGACTCAATATATTCAAAATTTGCAACTAATTTTTTAATCTCAATATCTGTATTAGTTCCTCCCTTAAAAATTCTAAAACTTTTAAGTACGAAATCAGTTGGTGAAGAAAAATTTTCCATAGTTTAGGCAGCTCTAAATGCCATAGTAGTAAAGATTGGATTAGGACCCATACCATCAAAGTTAGTTCCTAATGCTACATCATCTCCTCCTCCAGAAGATTTATCACCAGATGTGTTGTTGGTGATGTAGTTAATTGTAGTTGCTCCTGCAGAAGCAGTTTGAGCATCTACAGAAGCTATATTTAATGCATCGGGATTATCAACAGTTGTAGCAAGTTTGTTTGAGTCATTATCTGTTGTTGGATTTAAGGAACTTACTTCTTTTGCAGCAGCCTCTATTAATAGAGGTTTTAAGTCAAGGTTTTTACCTTTAGTTTCAATGCGTTGCCTAGCACCAAGAAAACCTGTTTTTTTCGTGATAGTATACCCACCATTACCGTTCTTGGCAGCACGAAACTGATTATCATCACCAAAATCAATAAACGGTTGGTTACCCAGATTCAATGATTTTGTCCAGTCAGCACCAGCTGGTGGGTCTGGTTTTGGGTCTGGTTTTGCGTCTGGAGTAGTTGTCATTCCATCATAGTCAACACTTGCCGCACCACCAGAAAGCATTGGATCTTTACCAGCAGTTGTCAAATACTGGTTGTCACCTGATCCACCTCTCCACGAAGAACCATAGAATCTACCATCAGATCCCATTTCACCTTCAACTAGACGTGCTCCTCCGTCTGCCGTATAGTAACCAGGAGCTGCTCTAAACTGTAGTGCTCCACCAACATGTTCTGCGGAACTCTTTCTTAATTCAGCATTTCTCATATCAGCAATTCTTTGTTTAATTACCTTCTCTGAAACACCTGCAAATGCAGCTGCATCTTCAATAGAACTAATTCCTCTGAATTCAGAAATTGCTTTTTCTTCATTTCCTGCGCCATATCTATCAAATACACCAGCAAATTGACCTCTTGCAGATAAAATGTCAGTATAATTGTTTCCATATTTATCACTTTCCATTCTATTTGCTAGAACCTGTAAAATATCAGTAGAAGCAGTTCCACCAGCACCTTCAGTTACTAGAGCAGCAGCAATTCTTGCTTCTTCGGAACTACCTAGTTTTATTTTTGGATCTCCTTTTTCTCCACTAATACCATCATTTGATGAGGAATCATCATCTCCATCATTTCCCCAATTAAAGAGTTTTTTACCAAAAACCTTAATTCCACCAGTTAACTGTTTAAAGACTTTTATGAAACCATCGATAAACCCTGACCAACCACTTTGCTTATCATAGTATTGCGACAATCCTTGTGCTTGCAATTTAGCAAACGTATTTTTATTTTTTTTCTGTGCATTTAAAATTCCTTCACCAAAGTCTAAGAAAGTTTTATCAGTTAGAGGCAATACTGCCTCTCGTTTTTTATCTGGTCTATCATTAAGTAAAGCAACAACATTGTCTCCAGTAGGAATTCCACCTTCTGAGAAGGATGTCATATCTTTTGCAGCTAAAGCAGCATCAATACCGACAGAAGCAGCAGTACCAGCACCAGGAATAGTAGATGCTGCACCAGAAGCTAATTCCAAACCAGCACCAAGGAAATCACCCTGTAGTGCTCTTTGAGCAGCAAAAACAGCACCTAATCCTAATCCTACCAGTGGAATTTTCTTTCCTAAACTCTTTGCAAGTGCTCCACCAGCAAGTTTACCAATTGCTTTTCCACCTAATTTTTTTCCTAAACCTTTTCCAAGACCTTTGCTCATCCTACCACCCAGAGCAATGCCAAGTCTTGTTCCAGCTCTAGCACCACCTCTCTTCATCACAGATCTTCCTAGTCGCGCCGCCATTGCTTTGCCACCAAAACCCATGCCAGGACCACCACCTCTACGTGATCCACCACCACCAGCACCCATCAAGGCCATGCCGTTTGCTCCAAGACCCATATAAGCAGCGTTGTTAGAGAAGTCTCCACCTTGTTCTAGAGCAAATTCTTCTGAAGCTGCTAGTGATTTTCTTCCTAATTTTTCTGCTTCTTGTTGCTGTGTTTGAGCAATCTGTTGTTGAACTTGTGTTTGTTGTTTTGTAGCAGCAACTAGACCCATGGTGACCATGGTCAATCTATCAATTGCCTGTACTACTTCTCCACTATCTCCACCAACAGGTTCCATGCGTTTGACGAACATATCGTCACCGCCAATATCTCTTTCTACACCAAGATCTGTAGCACCGATATTTACAATTCTATCAGAAACAAATCCTTCAGATTTTAGTGGTCTTCCATTAAATCCACCCCTAGCTAATCCACCACCATAAACATCTGGATTTACTGCTGAAGGACCTGCTGCAATTGATTTTTGTAATGCAGTGCCACCAAGCATTCTTTGTAAAGGTGCTGCTGCTACTGCTTTTTGATTTCCACCCGATAATAAAGGTTGTTGTCCTGCTCCCAGAGCAGCAGGTCCTTCTACTTTTACAGAAACTTCCTCAATTTTCTGGTCTGTTTTTTTACGTTCTTTGAATATATGTTCTTTTAGGTCTCTAAATTTATCATCAATAAATTTTTCCAGAGCTCTCTCAATCCCAGATTTACCTCTGCTATCTTGGTATGATAAAAATCCGTGTGCCATTATTTTTGCTTAGCTTCTTGTGCTTTTTTGACATTATCTAGATGTTGCATTAAGAGACTAGTATATACCTGTCTCTCCCATGGCATCATATTTTCAATCTCAGT